AAACTGAGATGATGTAAGACTATCGATGAAAGCAATCATCTCTTTCCTGCTAGAATTAGCAGACTCATATACTTCATCACCATCAATAATCTGATCGATACAATCAGCAATAAGTTCAAACACTTCATCAGGTTTAGTTTCAACATCACCAAAATTATTTTTGATGAACTGATCCAAAGAAGGGTACTTCATTTTGAGAGCAATGTTCTCAGTCAATTCGATAGTATCGGTACTACCTTCTGGTTTAATAACCTCTACATCTTCCAAGCTAATAAGAGCATCAACCTCAGTCTCATTGTCATCCGTACAGATAACTTTGAGTTCTAGTTCTTCACCCACTGACTTGGCACGAATCTTCAGAAACAAATACTCAAGATCAAACATCGCAAGATTCTTAATAACCAATCTACTTGTGATGCAATTAGTTAGTAGTGTTACAACTGCATTCTGAATCTGTTGTGTGTCTTCCGATTCTAAAGCTAAGAGAAGAGTTTTTTCTTCCTTAACCAAGAAGGGACGATACTTCACTGTCTGTCCCGTAGAAGGGAGAGTAGTAGAGTACGAAGGCACTTCAATTTTTGGTAAAGGCATAGTATTTCAATTCGATATTTATATTTAGGGGGTCATTCAAAAGCGTTCTTTAAATTCTTAGAGAACTTTTTAGTACTGTCATCAATACCTCTCAAAGCTTTGCGTAGTTTCTTTGGAAGAGGATACTTATCAAGTTTAGACATAGACTTGAAATTCTGAAGAGCATCTTCATACTGAATCTCAAACTTTTCATAGTACATATTAACAGTACAGGTAACCAATGTAGTAGCACCTGCATCTAGAGGAACAGCATCAATAGAATATGGATATGCTTTCTGAAACCAGTACCTCATCGACTTAGATTGAGATCGATTGACAGGTCCAGGTTCAAACTTATCAATCAGAACTGACATCTGATACTCATCAGGATATCTAACTCTAACATATCTATTTCTATCTCTATCAGGACTGTTAGTCCATCCTTCCATCATATCAATTTCATCACCACCATTATCAAACTCCTGGAAAATTTTATCAAACCAAGCGTGGAAAACTTTGTAAGCTGTCATATTAGCATCACAGATGAAGGACAGTGACAAATCATTGTACATCTTCATCGTAGGATACTTCATACTATGCCCAGTATAGTATCCATTTACTTGTCCAGTAGCTGCCTGCACACTAGGAAGGGAGACCGAGTTGCAAAGAAGCTCCATCGATTCTCTCGTGGCATTACTCACATCTGGCAGTCCCTGAAGATCCAGTTGCCATATAGCAGGAATAGTGCATCTAAATTGATTAGACTTTGCAACTCCACCACCACGATTAAGTTGTTTAGCTAGATCTGAGTAGAGATTCGCCATCTAAATAAGCTTTGGCATACATTTTATTTATGGCGTACTCTGGACAATACAAACCAGTGAACTACCATAAGTATAAGGGTGATTTCCGCAGAATATTCTACAGATCATCGTGGGAACTTATGTTTATGAAGTACTGCGATAGGGAAAATAATGTATTAGAGTGGGGTAGTGAAGAGATAATCATACCGTATCGTTGTCCTACTGACGGTAGAGTACATAGATATTATCCAGATTTTTATGTAAAAGTCAGGGATAAAGATGGTTCTCTTAAAAAATATATTGTTGAGGTGAAACCAAAGAAACAAACAAAACCACCTAAAGCACCTCAACGTAAAACTAGAAGATATTTGCAAGAGGTAAATACTTTTATGAAGAACACTGCTAAGTGGAAGGCAGCAAAAAATTACTGTGATGATAGAAGAATGGACTTTCTAATTCTCACGGAGGATCATCTTGGAATCGGTCTTTGAAAAGCTAGAGAAAGCACAAGCAGGTGAAGATCGTAGTCCTGCTTGGTGGAGACAAGCAGGTAAGGTTGCGATGCGTTCTGCATTAGCAGACGGTGCAAAGGATGCCATCATCACAAACGAAACTGTCAATCGTGATGATGACAATGAGGTGTCTTTCTATCCCAAGAGAGGAAAGCTTATGATGTTTGAATATAATGCACGAGTGAGTAAGCAAGTTCTTCCTTACTACGATCAGTTACCATTGACCTTAGTATTAGAAGTAAAAACTGATCACTTCTGGGGTGCGAACTTACATTACATCAGTCCAAAGAAAAGATTAAAAACTATAGAAGCATTACTAAAGGGTAAGATTGATATACCTCGCAAAATCATTCATAAATACTTGAAACGTGATGTAAAGAACGGTGGTCTCTTTGTAGACATCGCAGAAAGTGATTGGGACTCAGCAATCTATCTACCAACTGAACAGTTTGTTGCTGCCGTTGGAAAAATAGAGATACCATATCAATCTAAGAAAGTATGGAATCACTATGATCCTCTTACCAAATATAGATTCAAAGCTAAAAGAAAGGTTAACTAATGTCACTACTTGATCGCAATAAGAAAAAGAATGGTGGTGGTAAGAGGGCACTTAGATTCCCTCGGGATAAAGTAACGGATCACGATGATTATATGATGTTTACCATCTATAAGTATCAACCTCCTTTCCGTAAAGCAAACTGCATCGGAAAATCTGGTGGTAACCTATGGGGTAGTAGATATTCTAGTTACGATACTACTGGGTTTGGCGGAGGAGAATTAGAGTCTTCTAAGTATAAAAATATGGTCCTCTATATGCCAGAGGATATTAGCGATGCGCATACAAGAAACTGGGGTGAAGTTTCTGTCAATAACATACAGCGTGCTGCTTTAAGAGCATTTGGATCTGGTCTAGATGCTGCTCCTGGTTTGATGGACAACTTGACCACAGAGGGAGTCAAACAAGCTGCCAAAAGTATGCTACCTAAAGATACTGTATCTCAAGGCAAGGCATTTATGAAACAACTAGCAGTAGAAGGAGCATCAGCTGCTGCAGGTGTCGATTCTAATGTTGCTTTCGGTGGTGTGATGGGTCAAGTTGCTAACCCCAACTTGGAAGTTCTATTTGAAAACGTTGGACTGAGAACATTTAGTTTCAACTGGACAATGGTGCCCAGAAATCAAAAAGAATCTCTAATTATTAAAGAGATGATTTGGCAATTCAAAAAAGCATCTGCACCAGAGATGGAAGCAGATGGTTGGTTTATGAAAGTTCCACACGTATTTAATATCGAATACAAGCAAGGTTCCTCCACAAACCATTGGTTAAATAGAATGAAAGCTTGTGCACTGCAAGGTATTTCTGTTAACTATAGTGCTGGTGGCAGTTACGCCAGTTTGTCTGACGGAGCACCTGTTGCAGTGACAATTGGTTTGCAGTTCAAAGAACTGAAGATGATTCTCTCACAAGATTTTGGTGATTCATTTAGTCAAGGACAGCAATACTACTAATGCCATACTTCAGTTATCTACCAGACATTGATCTAGCAGTTCGACCTATCAAATTTCCTTGGTCGGAACAGCAATACAAAGTAGCAAAAAATATTTTTAGAAGATTTAAAGTTAGCGAAACTTCTTTAGATACAATGACATACTTTAAAAAGTATGTTATCGATGACTCAGATCGTCCTGATATTATTTCAGAGATTGTGTATGGTAGATCTGATTATGATTGGATCATTATGATGTGCAATAACATCATCAATCCATATTACGATTGGCCAATGAGTCAATCAACGTTGATGGAATATATTAGTACGGAGTATGATAATCCGTATGCAATTAAACACTACGTCACAAGAGAAGTAAAGAACACTGCAGGCGACGTGGTTCTTCCTGCAGGACAAATTGTTGACGAGGGTTTCTACAACTCTCCTTATTGGGTAGAGTATGACAGAAGTGATGTTGAGTTTCCAATACCAGAGAACAAAACAGAGCTCATTGTAACTAGACAGCTTGGTGTTAATCACGTTCAATTAAAATCTTGCAGTTGGGGCGTCTGTTTCCCACGAGATGTAGCTGGTGGTGGATATGAATCAGCACCTACGATATCATTCCGATCACCATATTCACAACTAGGTGAGCTGCCAGCTGTAAGAGCAACAGGTTTTGCAACACTGAGTGATACGGGATACCTAAAACGCTTTGACATTACATCTCCTGGTGAAAACTATACATATCCTCCCATTGTTACTTTCGATGGTGGGTTAGCAGGTCAAGGTGCTACAGCAACAATCAATAGTAGCGGTCAAGTAACAGAGATTCGTCTCGATGGTTTGTCATATGATACTACCGTGGCAGATAACATCTATGAATTTGGAGGAGGTGCTACTCTTGCTCCTAATGGTAGTGGAACAGGATATACTGGAGGATTTGACCTTGGCACTACACACCTTAGATTAGGAGACTCATACGGAACACGTTATGCTACTATTAACAAAGTAGATATGACAACTTTCGATACTGTTCGTGTCTATGCTATTCGTGGTAACGGTAGTAATGGTGGAGAAACACCTGACATCAATGGTGTAGAAGATCTATATTTAAGATATCAAATTACTGAAAATGTAAACCCTGATCCTAGTGCGTGGGTTAACCTTGGTATTGTGATCGAAGCTGTGCCCAATGGTAGTGGTAGTGGTGTCCTTGACAACTACGACTTTACTGTGCCAGCAAATGTAAGGACAGAAAATGTGTTCTTCCAGTTATATCAACCTGGTAACAGTGGTCCTTCATACGATCACTACGGTATCACAACTATCAACTTCATCAACAACAGTGCTGAATACACAGACTCTAACGTATACCTAACAAACAATCCTCTTGATTCTACAGGTAGTGGAGCAACTGCAGTTGCTGTATTAGGTAAGCGTCTGACTGGTGTAACTGTAACCAACCCAGGTTCTTATGGTGGTGGTTACTATGTTAATATAGGTGCTTCTGGTGGCAACCCCGATTACGAAGCTTACTTTGATGCAGTAGCGGAACCAAATCCTAATTCATTTGCAGCTGATGATGTAATTACTTTCAGCAATGGTGTTACTGCTACGATCATTGAATATAATGAGCTATCTAATGGGCAAAGCGATAGTATGACAATCAAAATGGATACTATCGATCCTAATAATCCTATCGCTAGCAGTATGGCATTCACTACTGCAACTTCTACTGCTGTTGTACACACAGTGGTGTCTACTGTACAATCCGAACCAACTTTTATAGACAAAGTTGGAAACTTGTTTAGATATCAACTACTACGAACGTCTGGTACTGGTGGATGGGAGAAGCTAATACGTGACAGTTACCGTTACTATGACGAAGATCTTCAGCTAGTAGTACCCAAGGTAGGAAAAGAAATTTCCTACCCTGTTACCTTCCACGAGTACGAGAC